AATTATAGGTGTATTTGTTGCTCTTAATAAAAACTTCACAGTAGTAGAGTCTGCACAGTTAATTACTTCTGTATTATTAACATTCGGAAAGAATTTTACTTTTACAGATACTGCTAACTTTATTACTGCCGCTCTTGTAGCCTTAAATAAAGATTTAAGTATATCTTCTGTTTCTGAAATAGTAATATTAGGATTTATAACTTTAAATAAATCTTTTAGTATTTCAAGTGCTGTAGTAGCTATATTTAATACTTTAAGTGCATTAAATATTGATATTACTCCTCAAGTATATACTGAAACAATTTTAAATGTAACTACTTTATTATCTAAAGATTTTACTATACAAAAGATTGCCAATTTAGTCTTTACAAGACAAGTTGCAATGTCTTTAAATCTTACTGTAGAAGAGTTAGTTCAGAGTATATTTACTGAAGCTGTAAATTTATCTACAAATTATACACTTGAACAAATTGGTGGACTATTACAAATAGCTACTATAGCATTAGCCTTCAGTTATGCAAGTGGTGGCGGTGGAACGGAACAAAGAACTATTAATTTATATCCTACCGCAGATTCTTTTAATAATATATTTAGTACTACACCAGTATGGTCTGCTATTGATGATGATCCTACAACTGGGCAACCAGATGCTGATCCAGCATCAACTAATACAGATGATACAACTGGAGGAGCAGGTACAACTGTTTATATTCCTGCTGGGACACTTTCTGCACCTGATTTATGGCCTGGAACATTTGATACTTTAACTTTGCAATTTTATACAGTGGGGCAAGGAAGTGGTAATGATACTATTACCTATAGTGTTTTAATTACTATTACCGGGAATAATTCTTATACAGGTTCGACAAGAACTCTAGGTCAATATACTGCAGGAACTTGGAGTAGTACTGGTTTATATAATACTCAAGAGACTACTAATCAAAATTTTGATTTCGCAAATGATAATTTAAATTTTCAAATAAATTCTAGTAACTACAATAAACAAGCGGGCCCAGATGGTATGTATTTAGATTTACATGCTATGCGATTAGTAGGAGAATATACAGTAACTATACCTGGTGGAGGCATAGTTGTAACAGGTGAATTTTTTGCAGGAGCTTATGCAGCATTAGCATTAGCTTATAATTTATCTGTAGAAAATGCTGTACAATTTATAGGTACTGTTTTAACTCCTATAAGTCAAGATTTAAGTGTGGCTAATGTAGCGAGTTTAACCTATACAGTTATTTCTCAACTAGATCAAAATCTTACTTTAACGGCTGCAACCGAAAATGTATTTAATGTAATAACTGCATTAAATATGAATTTAACTGTAGAAGAAATTGCAAATGCAGTATATTATGTAGCAAATAATATTGATTCTGATTATAGTATTATAGACATAGCTAATATTATTACTTCTGTAAGTAGTAATTTAGCCTCTGATTATAGTTTACTTTCAGTAACTGCAAATATCTTTAATGTATTAGCTGCATTAAATATTGATATTACACTTGAAACGGCTACATCTCTATTTAAAACTATTGTTGCTTCTGTTGCTTTAAATACTGATTACAGTATACAAGAACAAGCACAATTAATAGCAAATGTAGCAACTATAATTTCTCTCAATTTAAGTGAAGAAAATATAGGAACATTTATAACAACAGTATTAACTGACATTGTATCAGATTATACTATTGTTTCTAACACATTTAATGTAATTATAGAAAGTATTGCATTATCTAAAGATTTCTCCGCGACTGCATTAGCAGAAGTTATTGCAGGCGGATTATTGGCTTTATCTACTAATTATTCAATTACTGAAATAGCCAATATAATTACTAGTGCTTTAACTGAGATATCAGCAAATCTTTCAGTAGAGCCTAGCACAATTCTTAATACTACTGCTCAGATTTTATTAAATTCTGATCAAACAATTACTCTTACTAATATTGGTGGTATAATTGTTTCCTTAGTATTAACTAAGGCAATATCTGATTTGACTTTTGCTCAAGCAGATTTCGCAGCAGAGTTTAATACTACTTTAGCAGTAGGATTATTAACAGACTATCTTGCAGATAAGGAAGCTGCCATATCATTAGCATATAGTATTTTTGCAAATACTAATGCGACAAAAACTTTATTAGCCGCACTAAACCTTATATTTAGTGAATCTCTAGCAACTAATGTAGCTAATATAATTTTTGATACTAATGTTTCCTTATCTCAAACTCATAATATAGATGCATCAGCATTACAAACTGCTCTAGCAAGTATTGTATTGCAAATAGATGAATCTATAATTAATGATGTAACTGCATCTTTCCAAGCAGCGATTAATTTAGCTTCTCAAGTAGATAATGTATCATTTGCTACATTAACTCTTGAAGGTGATGTAACAATTAGTCAAAATTTGGTAGATGTATTAGAATCGACAGGCATATTAAATGCAGATATATCTATAGAAAATATAGTATCTCTAGCATTAGTAAGAAATATACTTACTACAGTTGATGTAGATATTTCTAATGTCTTTACGCTTCTAACAAGTAAAGGTTTCGACATATTTGTTGAAACGCCTGGTAAGAGAACAATGATCATTAAGTTTGAAAATCGTACTTTTGCCATTCACTATGAAGATAGAACCATAGTTCCTCCAGATGAGGACCGTGGTTAAGTATTTCCGGAATATAATACTTACTTCAATTTTAACGTTAAAATAGAGGAAAATAAATAATGAATCTAGACAAAATGATTTTAGATGCATTAAAGGAATCCCTAGGTGAAGATAAGTACCAGGAGCTTTTAAAGGTTCTTGATACTAATATGTTTGGTCAAAAAGCCAACACTGTAATTGATGCATACTTAGAAAGTACCAAGCGTTTAAACGTAGGTGGCATTCAGTATGATAATATCTATTATGTCGAGTGCTTAGATCAAGACGGTAACCTAAAATGGGAAGATGTCGCACATAATATTGTTGTTGACGTAGGGCTAGTACACACTCTAGATGTAGTACTATATTCTACAGCTAAAACAACAAATTGGTATCTTGGATTAACTACTGGTTCTCCAGCTTTTAATGCAACAGATACTATGGCTTCTGGACTACCTACAGAATATCAAAACTATTCTGCGGGTACACGTCCACAGCTAGACTTCTCTCCTGGTGCTACTAATGAATCTCCAAGTGGAGCTTCTTTAGCAGCTACGCAGATTTCTTTCACAATCACTTCTCCTGGTGGTACTGTTGGTGGTGCATTCATTACTGATACAAATACCAAGGGTGGTACTTCTGGGCTACTATATGGTGGCGCAGCATTTACAGGTGGTAATAAGTCTGTAAGCACAAACGATACGTTGAATGTCAACGTAACTGTTAACGCAACAAGTAGTTAATAGATTATGTTTAGTTTTGTCAAAGATCCTGATGCCACACTCGATTATAAGGCCGATTGGACTTTATGGTTGAAAGATGATATTATCAACCAAAGTTCCTGGATTGTACCGGCAGGACTGACCAAAGAAGCGGAGGCTGTGGATAATACCACAGCCACCGTTTGGTTATCCGGTGGCACTCTAGGACAAAAGTACGAAGTTATCAATCGTATTATAACTACGGCAGGCAGAACGGACGATAGGACATTAACAATTCGAATAAGACATAAGTAAATTTTTGGCCCTGCTAGGGATGGTGGGGTCCTTTTTACCTTTTTAGGAGATACAATGGAAGAACAGCATATAGGAACAATGATAGCAGAACACTATTTACAAATAGTTATACTTGCTGCTGGTGCTGTGGCCGCGGTTTGGGGGCTTTGGATAAGATATCTGCGCAAAGGAGCATGTGCATTTTGTGAAGCGGTTTCTAATTTTTATAAAATTCCACGAAGATTAACTCATATTTATAATGAATTAAGTACTAATGGTGGAAAAAGTTTAGTAGACAAAGTAAATTGTTTACATGATAGACAAGAAATAATTATTAGAAATCAAATAATAGCCGCAGAAAAAAGTAAAATTATATTAGACGACCACCCTGTTTGTATTATAGAAACAGATGTTACTGGAAAAGTAACTTGGGCAAATGCTACTTACTTAATATTAGTAGATAGAAGATTAGATGAAATTCAGGGACATGGTTGGGTAAATGTTGTAGCCCAAGAAGAGCGAACTAGAGTTTTTCAAGCTTGGTTAGAAGCTGTACAACAACAAAGACCCTTTGAAGAACATTTTAAAATGCAAAAACCTGATGGATCTGTTTTTGATGTAATAGGTTGTGCTTTTCCAATAGAAGTGAAAAATGAAATTCAGGGATATTTAGGAAAAGTAAAAATAATGGTAGTAGAGGAGGTTAGTCCTGGTGGCTGAATTTTCACTAAAATCGAAAGAAAGACTTGCTACTTGTGAAAAAGAATTACAACTTATCTGTAATGAAGCAATTGTTTATACAGATTTTACTATTGTAACTGGACATAGAACAAAAGAAGAACAAAATTCATTATATGAAAGAGGTTTTTCTAAACTTCAATGGCCTAATGGTAAACACAATTCTACTCCAAGTCAAGCGGTCGATGTAGCACCATATGTTAAGCCTTTTGGTGCCTTGTTCGGAGGTCCAGAACAAGTTAAAAGAATTATGGAAATGACGGGTAAACGAAAGGGTGAAGTTCATTCTTTTATTGAAAAGGCTTATGCAAGACTTATTGGTATTATGGAAGGAATTGCATATTCCAATAATATAAAAGTACGCGTAGGTTTAGATTGGGATCATGATTTCAATACACTAGACCAAAACTTTCATGATTTAGGACACGTAGAATTACATGACTAAAAATTACGTTCATAAATTTTTTGATTATTTAGACTATGGAAGAGTCTTTAGACGTGTATCATTTATTTGGGTATTGTGGTTGACCACTGAAACTTTTATGTGGGCAATGAATTATGCCGCAGGCCCTACTATGGCACAAGGCCTTGATAAAGCTGCAATGATTGGAGCCATTCTTGGACCAATCGCAGGTGTTCAGGCCTGGGTAATGAAAATATTTATAGAAAACCCACCGAGTAAACAAGAAGATAATGTTTAATTTTGTACTACCTTTGATGTGGAAAAAATGGCTAAAAATCGGAACCGCGGCAGTAGTCGTGGCAGGATTAGTTTATGCTGGAATTTATGTCAGAGGAATGTATAAAGATGCTTTAGCAAATGCAGAAGAAAAAGGTAGGCAAGAAGTCATAATAGAACAAACGTTTCTAAGAGATAGAATGCTTGCTGAACAGAACTATTTAGATAAAGAAGCTAAAGAAGAATTACAAAAAATAATTATACAAAAAAATCGCGAAGTACGCGATTTACAAAGAAAGCTCCAAATTGAACACGATTTAGATCGACTATTACAGGCGAAACCTGAGTGGATCTTAAAGTTAGTACAAAAAGGTACTAATGAAAAATTAACTGAATTAGAGGAGATAACACAATGGGAAGATTAATTTTAATCTTGTTATCTTCTATATTGGTAGGTTGCAGCTTATTTAAAACAAATCCGGATATAATTCCGGTTTATACTCCAGTTGTATGTGATAGTGCACCAGTTTTGATACCTTTAGATATGCTTCCAGTAAAATGGACATTAGGTAAAGATGATACTGGATTATATGTACTAGGATTACGAGGAGATCAATATAGTAATCTATCAATAAATATGGAAAGTATCGCAGGATATATAACAACACAAAAAGAAGTTATAAGATACTATCAAAAGTGCATAGAAGCACACAACGAAAAAGGGGCCGATTAGGCCCCTTTTTTATTTGATAGGACAAACTCCTCCTTCACAGTCGGAATCGTCCACATCTTCCTCATCAAATATTCCTGTATGTTCCCAATCTATTTCTTTTAGACTAGCTACATATTCGTCGTATGTAGTTTTCGATACAGGTTGTTGAGGTAAATATTCAAATCCTAAATCTTTAGCATTTAAAGTAGGATCTGTTCTAAATAGAAAACTTACTCCAACATAGTATTCCCAGTTTTCTAAAAACCAATCTATCATTTCGTCTTTTTCTTCTGGACTATAAGATACTGTATTACTTACATTTTGATCACAATAATGCATCTGTAACATTTTGTATCTTTCTAACTGCATTATAGCACTTTCTCTATTTATTGAGAGAACTTCTTTCTCTCCATTTTTATGAGTTACTTCTACTTCTTCAAACTCTACTTGATCAAATTTAGCAGGTAGGCAGACTAATCGTGCAGTTTCATCACCAGGATGATTTATAATATGATAGCCAGCCTCTACTAACTTAGGTATAATTGGATCTTTCCAGTTTAAATTTTGCCAATTAAATAAATACTTACTTAATGGCTTATGAACTCCTTCAGTAGTATCCATAACTTTACTTACTGTGCCAGAAGGCTTAACTGTGGTTACATTCTTTGGAAATTCTAAATCCAAATCTTTAGCCATATTTCTAGCAGCAGTTACAGCGCTGTACTTTAAATTTTTCCAATCATAAGAAGTAAGATCTGGGCGTTGTACTATACCAGTTACTCCTACTCCGCATAATCGTAAAAATTCATTATTTAGATGCCATGCTTCTTGTAGAATACCGTCTCGAAAATCTACTACAGTTTGTCTGTAATTCATTCTTGCAGCCAATGTTATAGCTCTGTGTAATCCAGCAATATCTCCCTGGAACTTAGCTACATCTACTTCTACTAGATTACAAAAGGATTTATTTCCTAATAGTATCTCGGCACATGGATTAAGACCTTTAAACCAAGGAGCGCGGGCGCGAGCCGCGGCTCCATTAATAAATCCTGGTTCACTACCACCGGATTCAATCATTAATTTAAAGAGTTCATCTAATTCTTCACGAGTAGGTTTATTATAAAATACTAAACTATTATTAGATTGTTGACGATGTTTCCATCCATCTACATAACAAAGTTCTTTTGCTTTTGCAAATTCTCGCCACTCTGCACTACCATATTCACATAAAGCAATTTCCGCACTTCTGCGGCTCGAAAGGATAGTTCCTAGATGATTCATAATATCTAACATATCTATTTTTCTTAATAGATTACCTGCTCGATTATTTAGAATCTTAGCAATAGCAGGATAGGCTTTAGATATACTATCATCTCCACTAGAAATCCATCCATAACCTTTTAATCTTTCACCTGCAGGTCTTATTTGAGAAAAATCTAAAACTAATGTATGAGCTTTATATTTACCTGCTAGTAATTTTCCAATACTTTTAGCCCAGGCTTCTGCGGAGTCTCCTACTGAGATAGTCCAAACACCATCGTGAAAGCTTTCTTCATTGTACTCTCTTCCACCTTTGCTTGTTCGTTTAGAACGTATTACTTTGATATTATCTATCTCTCTTCTAAATCCAGAGAGTGTACCTACTACTGGAGTGAAACCAACGCCACATCCTTGTAATAGTAACCATAAAGAATCAACTACATCATATACTGTTTCTACAACTGTATGACTACAGTTAAACATTGATGCTTCTCTACGTTTCGCAATATCTGTTCCGCCTAGCCATAGTGTTCTACCGGCTGGGCATATTTTTCTGTCTAAAATTAGTTCTCTTAATTTCCAGAGTTCTAATTCTTGTTCATGATTTAATGCGACCCATTCTTTTAAGTCAGGGGATAAATCATGTAAAGGCATTCCCCTAAGAATTTTATGCGTTAATGCTCTTTCCCAAAGCCATCGTTGATGATCTATTACTCTGTCTGTTACTTCTTCCCAGCTTTCAAATGTTCTTTCTGTTTCATCTTTAGGACGAGTGTATTTTCTCATTGTTATATTAGCTCTTGCTGAGAACTCACTCATTAATTACCTCCAGTATGTCCAAATCCACCTTCGCCTCTATCTGTACTAGATAGTTCTTCTTCGGAAACCTCAAAGTAGTCTCCAATTAAACAGGGTACTATTACTAATTGGGCGATTCTTTCATATTTATTTATTGTATATTTAAAACTACCATTATTTACCATATGGCAAATAATTTCTCCTCGATAATCTGCATCAATTACACCAACAGTATTAGTTAGTGTAACTCGTTTCTTTGTAGATAAACCACTTCTTGGAAAAATAAGTCCGACATGACCTGGAGGAATTTCTACTTTTATTCCCATATGTACTCTTTTTGCTTCGGAAGGGTCTAACGTTACTTCCTCTGCTGCAAAAAGGTCTACTCCAGCATCATGAGAATGTTGTCTTTCCGGTAAACAATTCTCATCAAGCGCTGCTACTAGAAACATTGTATTCCTCCCTATCCAAATATGTTAACAGTTTTAATGTCATATCTTCTATATTATCTCTGCCAATTGCCTCAAAACAATGAGTAGATTTATCAATTAATCGTAGATTTCTAGGAATTATCTCTTGTCCATAAGTGTTTAAGTTTTTAATGTATTGTGCTTTTCCAGGTAGAGGTAACTTAGAAATTAACTCTTCTGCTCTACCATATTTATTTATTATTGTAAATGCTCTTTTCTCTCCGATACCGTCAATACCTTTTACATTATCCTTTCCACCCTGAAGTACTTTTATGTCGAGTAGTAAGTCATGAGGGAAATCATAATGATCATGCCAATTATCAACACGATATTCTTTACGAGTAACATATGAGAATCTATGTACCTTTTCATTTAATAACATATCCCAATCTTTATCTGAAGAAATTAACCAAATATCTCCACGATCAGTATTTAAATGTTGAGTTAAATAAGCGGCAATATCGTCTGCTTCTACTCCTTTGTATTTTAATACTATGTGGTAGTCTGAGCAAATATCTAATGCTCTATTAAACTCTTCAATAAACTTTAAAAAATATTCTTGTTCTTCGTCAGTTTGTTGTGCAATCTTTTCTTTTCTATCTGCTTTGTATTCTGGATAAATACTCTTTCTATAAATAGAGCTTCCCCAATCTGACAAAACAAATACATCTTTTGCGTTATAGGACTTAGCAAAAGAATTAATAGTCTTTAAATAAGACTCTGCGAAGTTTGACGCTTTCGCATGTTTATACCTAAATGCTAAGTTTAAACCGTCTACTATTAAATAATTATTTGCCTCTTCCTCATCAAACATCATTACTTCTTTTGCAGCTTCTAACTCATATATTCCTTTAACCATCTATAAAATCCTTTGATGCTGTCGTTTTTAACCACTCCTCTAATATATGAATATATATTAGTTGATCTTGTTCTGAATCATAGAAAACAAAATGTTTAAAACTTTCTGAAGCCCACTGTCCTTCCATGGCTACAAACCACTTACTTCTATTGTACTTAAATATAAGTAAAGGCTCTTTACCTACTTCATTAGATTCTCTAATTGTTTGTTCCCACCATTCCAGAAACTTAGGAGATTTATCTGTTAATACTTTAGAAGTTAAGTAATCATCTTTATAGTGTTTAACTTCTACACAAAAAGTATTTTTAACTTCAGGAATATAGAGATCTCCTTTTAATTTATGTTTAGCATCTAACGCACCACTTAAAGGAACTCGTTCCCAGTCTAGTCCTGTATATTTTCTTAATACGTCTCTAGCTTTTAGTTCCGCTGTGCGTCCCTTTGCTCTGCTATCAACCATGTTCAATCCTAGAAATATTATCTTTTTTAATTATATAAACTTTCTCAATTAAGGGATGTTCCCATTCATGAGAAACCATAAAGGTATTTAAGTTTTCTTCAAGTAATATTTCAGCTAATCGTTCTTTTCCTTCTTCATCAATTACTCCTACTATTTCATCAAGAAAGAGTAGATTAATTTTTGTAGATGTTAAAGATGTCATAATTTTACGAATAGCCAAAACAGTAGCTACGTTTACCCTAGCTCGTTCTCCGGTACTTAAAGATTCAATACCTGTGCTCTTTCCTTCATTATCCACTACTTCAATATTTAGCTTTTCACCTGCTAGTTTAAAGAAGATTTGAAAGTGGCTTAATTCAGAAAGATACTCATTAATAACCTTTTCTAATTCTTTTACTGAAGATTCTATTTTATAACTAATTAATCCATTTGTACTAAAGGTATTTTTCAATAAATCTAATACATTATGCATTTCTTCTTTATTTTGTAATAAAGAAGTTTTTTCATTTAACTGATCGTTAAAGTCATCTATTTGTTCTAGAATTACTTTAATTTTAGAATTATGAGCAGCAGCCATAGTATTTCGTTCACTAATTTCTTTAATTAGCTTTTGAACTTTTAATATTTCTGCTTGTAGTTGTTTGATATCTTGTTCAAGAGTTTCTTTATTTTTCGGAGTCGAAGGAAGAGTTTTATCTACTAAGTTATATAACCTTTCAAACTCTCTTTCTACTCTTTTCTTTTTATCAAACTTTGTTTTTAATTCTTTTAATTCTTTTAATTTTTGCTCTATATTACTAGCCTCAAGTTTTAGATCTTCTATTTCAGTACTATAATCATTTAATAATTTAGTAGTGTGTTCTGGATCTATATCTTGTAAACAAGTAGGACAAACTCCTTTTAGTTTTTCTAACTTATCTACCATAGTTTGAGGATGTCTCATGTGAGCTTTTACTGTACTGTGGTCTTTTTCTAACTCTCTAATTTTATTAGTTGGATCTTCTATAGTTGTATTAATGATATTAATATCCAATTCTTCTAGTAATCTTTTATACTCGTTATTACTATTAATTTTTACATTTATCTGTCTTATATCATCTAACTCAGATTTAAGTTTTCCTAAATCATCAATTAACTTTTGATCTAAGCTAGGTACTTCTTCTAAAGATTTTTCAGTTGTATCAAAATTAATATGACGATCTAACCATGAAGTAATATTTCCTATTGCTCCATTTAATTCTTTAATATCATCATTAATTTCTTTTACTTTAACTTTAAATAGTTCATGTAATTCTACATATCTTTCTAACATTAATAAACTAATAAGAAACTTTTTTCTATTAGTATCAGTAGCAGTTAGAAATTCTAAACTATCTGTAGAACTTTGATATAGTAATTGCATAAAAGTTTTAAAATCAGATATGCCTATAATATCATTAGTTATTGTTTTATAAGTATTTATAGAAGTATGACTTGATATATCTTCTTCATTTTTATATAAATGAAGTTTTAGTGAAGTTTTTCTATCAAGTACTATTTTATATTCATCAGAGTCTTTAGAGAAATCAAGTTCTATTCTATAGCCTTTCTTATTTGTATTTCTATTGGCTATATCTTGTTTTTTAATAGCTTTTATGTTGCGACCATAAAGTACTTCTTGCAAAATCATCGAAATTGATGTCTTGCCCGCACCATTCGTACCAATCAGTTGAACAATTGGAAATTGATCTAATTTTAACAGGTTATTATCTGCATATGAAAAGCAGTTATCCCATTTCAATGTTTTGAACGTTATCATCAAAAATCCCCATTATTCTATTTATTTGATCTTCTTCTAATTGTTTAATCTCTGTAAGATAAAGTATCAGCTCTTCTCTCAAGGTAAGATTCTTTAAATTTAGCGTACTTTCGCTTTCGGTCTTTACGATCTTCTTGTCCAATAATTCTGAATTTATTTCCGCTTGAGAGAGTTCCATTATGTTACCTGTCAACTCATAGATTGTGAAATCAAAATCCGTTTGTACCATTTCAGTAGGATTATCTACTGTTTTTCTGTATAATTGTGGAACATTTAGTTTTATCCATTCCCATTTTTTAGTATCCACATCAAGTATAATTACTCCTGTTTCAACTTTATTTCGATGAAAAGTCACAGAGACTGGACTGCCAGGATATACTATATTTCTTTGACTGTTTGAATGAGAGTGTAGATCTCCAGCAAATACTACATCCCAGCGATCCAATTTTTCTAACGGAATCTCTGGTGTTACATGGGGAGGTATGCTCCCTCGAACGTGAGTAAATAATATATCCGCGCAAAAATCGCTAGGAGTGAAATTACGGATATGAGTGTAAGGTATGAAGTCGCATCCATATGCGGTCGTCGGTTTTGTAAGAACACTCGTAGACCCTCCTTGACTCTCGATAGTTTCTTTAATAACATGCAAAAACGTTGCACCCTTTTTTGTTGCTTCGTGGTTTCCATCAAATACTATTAAGTGAGAATGTACTCTGTTTCTCAAATATGAATAGTATAATTCTAATTCTTCCAAGTTTGGAAGTTTATCAAATATATCCCCTCCATGAATTTCTAGATCAATGGAGCGCTCGCTCTTGATTCTATTCAATTCATTAAAGAGAATATTATAACGATTAAGTGCCCATTTTTTAGGCACCTTCTTTTGTCTTAAATTTATATGTAAATCTGCGGTAAATAATACTTTCATTCTTTAAATTTTTCCAATGTTAATCTTTTCATTTCATCAGATAATTTTAAAACTGCTTCATTTTTAGTTTCAGCAAAGAATTCTACTTCATTTTCCATTATAGCTTGCACTCGATCTGTATCGTATGATATTGCACCTACCCAACCATTATCAATTTGTTTCAATGCTACTAAAAATCTTTTAAAGTTTACCATTATTTTCTCCTATGAAAGAAGGGGGCCGAAGCCCCCAACTTATTATAGATCGTCTGATCCAGTTTTATCAAGGTCGTCCAGGGCTGATGTGTCTACGTCTACGTCATCATCGGTGGCTAGAATTCGTTCTTCAATGAACTTTTTCTGCTCTTCTGGAGTTGGAACCTTTAAGAACTCTTCAATGTTGGGCATTTCTTCTTTTAACATTGCTTTTTCTTCATCAGTCAGTGGTGCCTTTGTCTCACTACATCCAATCTGATCCAAATGATATTCAACATTAAAAGGTTTTGGACCTGTGCGAACTCTCTCAACCACTACGTCCCAACCAGTTTCCCAGTCAGTAGGATCGCCTAATCTCTTCGCAGCTAGAATAATCTGCTCAAAGAGTTTTTTCTTATGGTCGATAAGTTTCAACTTGCCATCACCTCGATCAATAACGAAAGAGGCATATGCCCAAGAACACTTCTTATCTGGAAAATAATGTCTAACCCAATCTTTCTGCTTATTTGTGAACTTTTCTTCTTCACGATCAAAACCTAAGCAATCCATCGGTACAGGCATTCCATCTTTGGTAGTTAACCAATATTTGTATTGTGGAATAACTGGCGATACAATGCGAAATTGATTTAGGCCGTCTACATATTTGAAACGATCAGGACCGGCTTTACTTGCCTTACCTTGGAGTTTTTCAAACTTAATTGCCATTTTTTGCTCCTGTTATACTACTGTCATATTTTAAATAAATTTTACCGTTGTCTACTGTAAATAAAGGATTATTCAAATCAAGGGATCTTGGAACTTGCCAAGTATTAACCCAATCTGTTTTCCTTATATTGTAGTCAAAAAGACTACGTAGACTAGCTAAGTGAATATAATCATACATCTGTTTCACGTTAGAGTGATTATATAATAAAGAATGTGAATCTACTAAGTAAGAATATCTATCTTTGTTAGCTATTAATTCAATTATTTTCTTTCTGTCTTTCGCAGTTATTTTACCAATGTGCGAAGGCATTGGGATCGCAGATAGGTAGTAGAAGTATTTTAGTACTTCCTGGGGTTTCCAATCAAAATAATTGTTTAACGTTTTCCAATTAAACTTTATCATTGTATATATTATACCAAAATTATTAACAATTGTCAATAATTAATTTTTTGTCATCTTTACTACTTTTACTTTGTAGCCCATTTTCATGTAATAACGTGTTCTTGCAAGTGCTTGCTTTTTACCAGTTGCTCCTGCTAACTTGATATCAAATACTACAGGATCTAACTTTCCTTCTTCGATTCTTTCAATTCTACCAATTAACTGCTTGAGCAAAGGCTCATTATTAATTGGAGCAGCAGGTACTAGAGCACTTAAGCAGTTGAGAGAAATGCCTTCTTTATAAATTGAAATAGCACCATATAATATTCTTATATTAGGATCGTGCAATATTAATTCATGTGCTTCATCTCGACTGCCTTCTTTTACTGTTCCAATTACTAAAGTAGAAATATCTTTATGTATTCTATAGCATTGTTCTAAAAATTCTGTTCTATCAGATACTACTAATACCTTATGTCCCATTTCAGCCGCTTTTCCAGCTATTCCAGTAATTAGTTTTAAATAGGAGGGCTTTTGCGTCAACATATTGACGCGTGTCGCCCAAGGTATCATAGGATTTGAATTTAATTCTATACCACTATCTATAATTGTTATAGAAGGATCCTTCTGATTATTTTTAGGGGCCACATATACTTTTTTACTAAAATAATCAGGTATTACAACGTGTCTAAAATCTTTTCTTTCTAGTGTTGCACTTAATCCAATTTTGTATCTAGCAGAAAACATATTTAGAGTTACTTCAAAAGTAGAAGCGGGAGTATGATGTACTTCATCCACTATAACTAAACCGAATTCTTTTTTAACTTCTTGAAGGCGGTTTCGCAAAGTTTGTATATTAGCGATAACAATGGGAGAATCTATATTAAACGTTCCCGCGGTTATCACGCCCGGCTCTATTCCTAGTGTCTTACGTACCTCATCCTCCCATTGTTTCTTTAATGCTAAGGTGTGTACTACTACGATGGTTTTCTGTTTTAGTTTTGTTGCAATAGCAATTCCTGTAAAGGTTTTACCCCACGAGGGATTAGCATTAATCAAACAGTTATCTTCTACTTGTTCGTAAATAGCTTGTTGATCTTCTCTAAGTTCAAATTTAAACTCAGGAAATTCTACAGGAACTAATGTTCTATTGTCTACTATACTATATCCTTTTGGTATTAAGTCTTGTCTACCTACTGGAAGCATAAGAGTCCTTTCTCCCAACATTTTTAAAGATGTAATTATTTGGGGTTTTTGACCTGGTACTTTTGCAGGTATTTTATAGTATAATTCTTTCTTACATTGCTCATATAGTTCAGGGGTATACTTAATATATATCCTATTACTTATAACTGCTTTTCTAGATGCTTCGTCTATATGGCTCATGTGGTTCACTTGTGTAATCATATACAAAGGGTCCATAATTAGTAAATATTATACTAGCGTATTTTATATTCTCTGCTAAATGTTTATAAGGAATTAATTGAGGACTTGGTAAGTCCTTAACATGTAAAATAGTTCCTTCTGTTACTAGTTCTTTTTTAGTAATAGGTTTAGATTCTATTAAAAATCTTTCAGAGCCTTTTGTATATTTAAATAAATATCCTTTATTATCAATAAATATTGTTCCGCCAGGATACTTTATCATTTGTCTTAGAGTATCTACTCTATCACCTAGTTTATATCTGACTTCTGCTGGTATATGTAATCTTCTCTTACCTAAAGAATCTCCTTCTATAGATATATCATCCACAATCCACTCTCCGGTTATTGTTCGGATTTTTACTTTTCCGAGTGGCGTTTTTTCCATCTCTTCATAGTTTCTAATCTTGTAGACTGGGAATTCGATATGTTGTTGCATTCTTTCTCTATATATCTATTTATATACCATATAGCCTTTTCTAAATCTTGTTTGACATTTGGATGTTTCTTGCCTGCTCTAGAAATATACTTAACGGCATTTGCGAGACGAAAATCTAGTTTTTTAGCCTCTATAAAATCTATTGTTTCTATTCCGCCTTCGGTATAATGACTAGGGTGATTTACTGGATCATCCTGCTTCGGCATAACTTTCTCCATATCCAAAATCTACACCAATAGGATAATTGGGAATAGATACTCCTCTATCCAATTGAGTAAAATATTTAACTTTATCTTGTACTAATTGTATATCATCTCTATGAGAAACTCCTAATATGGAGTCATGTACTAGAGCAAAAACTTCTGCTCTAGCTCCGCCTCTCTTAAAGAATTTATTTATATCAATAGCTGCCATTAAGTTAACATCTGAAGCTACACTTTGTACAGTAAAGTTCAGTGCAGATCTAATGGCGTGTCCTCTTTCTTCTTCTGAAACACTAAATACATTTGGTACTCTACGCTTTCTATTAAATACTGAGTATATAAAACCATTTGTAGCAATCTCAGTTTGTGTATTATTTAGCCAGATTCGCAGTTTATTAAATCTAGCAAAATATTGAGCAATAACATCTTTTGCTTCTTCAAAAGAAATATTTGCTGTAGCTGCTACCTTACCCGGACCTGCTCCGTAAAGAATACCAAAGGAAACAGCTTTAGCTGCTTGTCTTAATTGTGGATATTTTGTACTTACTTCTTCTACTGCGCAAGGAATATTAAACACAGTATGAGCAATAGTGGAGTGAAAATCTCCTCCCTTACGAAAAACATCCATGAGATTTTCATCATTTGATAAAACTGCTGCATAATACATTTCCGCCGTTTGTAAGTCTTGACTCCATATTACATAGTTTGGATCTATTTCTTCCATGGATATACAGCTTTTTACTCGTTTATCATCACGAGGTAATTGTTGCATATTTAATTTTCCAGAGCTTGATAATCTTCCAGAAGTAGTAATGGTTAAATTAAATCCAGTTCTCAATCGTAAATCAGAGTCTAGATTCAATAATATTTTATCAATATACGTTGATTTAATTTTTTGTAGTTTTCTAATTTTTAATACATAATCTGCAACTTCATGTTTCTGTGCTAGAAACTCTAAAACTTCCGCATCTGTACTAGGAGCACCTGTTGGAGTCTTTTTAGTAACAGGTAACCCTAATTCATTAAAGAAAAGGTGTCTCAAATGAGCAGTAGAATTTGGATTAAATACTACATTATTTTTCTTTTCTACTTCATGGATAGCATCATACTTGTAAATATTCTTTTTAAGATCAATAATTTCTTCTGTAATAGATTTTTGAATAGTTTTTAGTTTTTTCTTACTAAAAGGTACTCCAATATTTTCTATGTCTTTTAAGAAATCAACAGCAGGAATAAGAAAATTATAATATAGTTTACTAAACCCTACTGAACGATCTACAATACTAGAGAATTTATGGTATAACCTTAAAGTGCCATCCGCATCTTTACAAGCATACTCAGATAAGATTTCAAACGGAATAA